TTACTACCAATATCTACATTAATAAATGTCACATTCCAACCCGCTCCAGCCGTAGCGGCTAATGGTAAGGTAATTTCGTATGCACCACTATCTTGGTCGATACCAAACACCTTTCCTGAATCCGCAGCGGTCAGCGTACGGGCAACTGTGATAACCTCATACTTGTTAGCAATATCACTAACACCACTATTTTGTTCTAAATAAGCACTTCTCATTGTTCATTACCCCCTATTAAGCTTTATCTTCAAAGTTAAACAGAGCGTGAGCTTCGGGAAGAGACACTTCAAGACCTGATTCTGTAAGAATCATATCTTTCCGTAAGTCTTCGTCAGCTGCCTGAACATTGGTTTGAATGTGAGTGTCCCTGTTTACACCATTTCCAACAAGTGGACGGTAAGCCACATTATCAAGGTCTACAAGACACATGAATGGAGCTGCGTTGCCTCTAAACAATGGTTCTTTAACTAATGTTAAATCGCCATGAATAGTTTCAACCTTCATCACTTTATGTCCGTACGAACCATCTTCTTGAGCCATCAAAGGATGACTGACGTGATAGGCAGAGGACAAGAAAGTACTAGAAGAACCTAACTTGTTGAAGAAAGTAATCACAGGTAATGAACACAGAGCAAGTTTTGCTTGACTTCCGCCACGTGCAGGGTCAAACACAACTTCAAGGTCTGCCAGTAACGCATCATAAGTCATCTGCGAGTCAGCTCGAGTTGAAAAATAACCCCTGTCTTCCGTATAGGTAAGAACAGCGTTATCTTTAATCTGTGACTGCGAATTTTTAATGATGTGTCCAACAATACCATCGGTGTAATTGATTCCACCAACAGAGCAACTCATGCCAAAAAGCATGGCTCTTTCAATGTCCACTTTATGTTCGCGAAGCTTCAGGTTCCAAATCCTATCCCATTCACTTGAATAACCACGATAATGCGTGGCCCTTGCGGTATTAGTCAGTTCACATGCAGTTTTAAAAATCTGCGTGTAAGCTGAACCATTATCAAGTTCACGAGACCAAGAATCGGGAGAACCAGAACCTTCTTCGAATGCACTTCCGATAACTGTACACTTGTCGCCATCTGCACCAGTAGTAGTACTACCGGATGCGGCGTCAATTGTTTTCCCAGTAAAGGTGGTTTCTGTACCTGTATCTACTGGAGCACTTTCAACTCTAACAACTGCCCATTCGGGCTCATTGGAAGAACCGACTTCTCCTACAGTAAAAACCATACCCTTGATAAGCCAATCAACAGATGCACCAGAACCGTCATCAACGGTATACGCAAGAGTACTGCCCTGCGCTGGAATAGAATGTGATGCGTCCAACGCAAAACTCCTATCTGTCATTTGAATCTTATTTCGGTCTTTTAACCATCGGAATTGCGGGTCATCCGTTGGAACTTTTGCAACCTTGGACAGGTAGACAAAGAACGGAGACTCTTCAGGTGCTAAATCAGCGATTCTATCACTGAAATTATATAACCTTCTAGAGTGAACCGTGCTGTCAATCGCTGCACCGGGGTCACCAAATTTCAACGGGCCGGGGTTATTATATGTTGCCATATTTTATACCCTCCCTTTTTTAATTAAAGTACACTATTTCGGCTCCCAGCCGCAACTACTCGGTCCCACACCTTTTTATCTTCGGTTTTAGGAGAACTTGTTGGCCCTCCCTGTAGAACACCAGCCGTGCGCGGCTGCTCTTTTGCGGATTGAACCGCTTGAGCCGTATCGGAAACGTTACCAGATTTGTTAACGTCTCGATATAATTTAACCAGATTCGATAAACCAACCTGTTCTTTGGGCTGTGTAACAAACTGCATAAACTCTTGGATGTCTCCATCTGTGAATTTATAAGTATTACGAAGCTCATTAACTGTATTGTTGTATGTTATCTCTTCGGTCATCTGTCTTTTCTGCTCATTCAAAGCTGAATCCACTATACCTTTAACATTCTGCACTTCTTGAGTCATGCGAAACCTGTAAGATGGTGATTCAGGATTGTAATAAGCTTCCCAAGGGTTAAAGTCCTGTTCGCTTAACGCGTTTTGACTATTTGGTTGAGCTGGCTGTTGAGGATTTGACAATCCATCTTGCAGTGTTTGTACGAGGTCTGGTCTTGATTCCAATAAATCACCCAGAGGTTCAAGGCGTTGAAGCTTTGAATTATCTGATTGTGATTTATCATACATGGACTGGAACTTTTTAGCTTCCAGTTCCCAATCTGTTGCCGGAACCGTTTCGCTAATAACTTCCTGTTCGGGTGCTGAAAAATCAACAGATTCTCCAGAAACCGGTTCTTCAGTTATCGGACCTTCCCGTACTACTTCCCGCACGATATCCATATCGGTTACCTCAATATCGCCAGTGTCTTGTGTTGCCTGTGTCTGTGTTACGTCCATTTTATCTGTCCCTTCAGATGTCTCTTAAGCTTCTGGAGCTGAACTAGCTTCTTTTGATACATTTGCTAATTTCTCCGCTTCGAGCTTCACCTTATTTTGTAGATTATTTAATTGAACTCTCCTGTCAGATTTGGCGTCTGATGCAATATCTGCGAGTCGAGATTTAAATTTCTCAACCTCAACCCGTTTTCTATCATGCACAGACTCCCTCTGGGCTGTCTGGAGGTCTCCCTCCAAATTCTTAATTTGTTCCTGCATCGCCTGAACCTGCTGCATTAACTGCTGCCTCTCCTCTGTGCGACGCAAGATACCTTCTTTATCAAATATTTCTGGATTCTTTTTCAATACTTCCACCTTGTCTACAATACCCATCTGGTAAGCTTCCATATATACCCCGAGTTCCGCCCATTTATTAGTGGGCAATGTAGAACCGGGTTCTATGCGTAAATCATGCTGACCGAGATTGTGACGTTCTTTTTTAATATCAAGGATGGCGCCAATCTTATCATCATAGTAGTTTGCCATAACTTCTGTAATATCGTTATTAGCCTGCACCAGCCTGAATATTTTCTTATATGTATAATGTCCTTTAGAAAGATTGTATATAACTTTACCAAGCCTGTTAATACTAAATTCAATATCGCGCAGTTTAGACTTGGGGCGTTCTGTTCCAAGCGCAATCATGCGTTCCGTACCTTTTACTGTTTCCGGCGCCTTTTCAGCAAACCCGTGCATCATTTCAGGTAAACCAAAAGTAAAGTCAATATAAAACTCACACTGCTGTATTAGTTTATAAAATTCACCTGCTAACGGCTGGGGTGCTGGAAAATGCGGCTCACCCTGCGAACTGTCAACCTCTATAACGGCATTTGGGTTAGCCCAATCCCGTTCCAATTGACCAACATCCTCAACACTGCCGAGGGGAACCAGTAGCTTTAGTCCCGCTGACGCCTGCGCGTGTGATAGTGCCAGTGACCATAACTTGTTTAATAAACGCTGCATGGGGCGGGCTCTGGAAACGTCTGACTTGGGATATGGTGTCTCTGTCCATATGTTAGGCATTGGGATAATTGGATAATGCTCTGTATTTAAGATTGATTCATAAAGCACTATCTGACCAATAGATGCACAAACCTTTATACGTGACTGTTCTATTGGTATAACTTCATATTGTCCTGCCTCGACACGCTGTTGGTTGTCCTCAATAAAACCAATATATTCCTCCTCGCTTAATATAACCTCTTCACCACTTTGCATATCCAATACACGATAAAACTTTACCCTTATCTTAAAAAATCTTTCCAAAACCTGATACTTCTGTCTCTCGAAATAATCTGAACTGTCAACTTCAGCAGGTGTGAATACCTTACGCATGTTCTTATTCTGCGAACTTGGATAATCCTCATCTATATAAGTATCCAAATCCTGAATAAGTCCATCCTCTTCCTCGCCGCTCTCCTCATTCTCATGGGAACCAAGTTCTGGATACAAGCTTACCACCTGTTCACCAGTCAATATTGTAGACAGTATCACGCCTTCAGCGTCATCATACCAGCGGTTACGTGTAGCTGGCGGCACATAAACTCTGAAAGGATTTACACAATTAAATTTTACATCACCTCTGCCAAAATCTGATTCCGGGTCAATATAAACATACAAATAACCCATACCTGTCGTAGCATAGTCATGGATAGCCTGTTTTAACTGGGCATCTCCACTTGAGTTTTCCCATACATAGCTAACAATATCCCGCCATAATGAAGCAGCTTTTACATCTGAATCCTCTCTAGGGGTAATTGTAAATGCCGGGGGACGAGAGGTTAAAACAGCTTTAAACTTTTCAATTGCCGGGCCAATCCTGTCCATAGGCACATCAGCCTGATTTCTGGAGCGTAAGTCATCTATCTCATCAGAACTAAAATGATTTCCAAGAAAGAAATCAATATCATAACGTGCCTCTGTATCCCAATCAGCTCTTGAATCTCTCCAACGACGGTATAATTCTTGGTTATGCTCTGCTCTCTGGTCTGTTTCTAATACCATTATTCTGGCTCATTTTCTAATCTTTGCAAGAGCACCTTACCAAGCAACCCGTGCAATTGAGGACTTATTGATTCAGGGTTAATTGCCCTTCTCTGTAATAAACTTCTTTGCCTTTTAGACAATGGTGTTTCCATACCAAAAGAAGCCATATAAGCAGGAGATAGTTTTGGCACTTGTTGTTTAGACATTAACATTTCTCCATTTTCCTGACGCATTACATATTCATCAGGAGGCAGTACCGGCATTACGCGCCTATCATTTGACATACCCATTAAATTATTACCCTGAACTTGCGGCTCTCTATATTGCAATTGTTCAACTTCGCCGCCCTGTTGATAACCATATACCTCTCCACCCTGTTGGCTACCGGGTACATAACTTTTTAAAGCACCCATAAAATCCTCTGCTCTTTGTGGTGTATCTTTATACCAATCACTTCTTCCTTTGCTAGTATCACTTGGGCTTACCCATTCAACATTTTTAGCAGCAAGGCCATAATCACCAGCTTTCATAGCTTCCCATACACCCGGGAATTTGCCTTTTTGCCTCCAGCCAGTACCTAATTGAAAATTAACCGAACCTATATGATTTATCATTTTTTGACTTGTGATGCCCAGTTCCTTTGCCTGTTCAACAGCAGCCATATAAGCTTTTTCAGAATCATTTTTTCGCCAGTTTTCTGTAGTAGCTTTATCTAACTTTATTATGTCCCCTTGTTTGTCGACAGCAACTTTTCTAGTACCGTAGACTGTATCATAATCAACATATTGTGCTATATCATATTTTTTTAAATCTTTATCTGACATTAGATGGCCTGTACCACCAGTTGGTAAACCCAGACTATCTTTATAGATAAGGTTTAAACTTCCTTCTTTATCTTCTAAATGGTCGAGAAAACTGTCAGGTACAACTCCACCATTTTGGTAACCAACGGGGCCACCGTATCTATAAGGCTCCATAACGGGAGGAGCTCCCTCTCTTACTCTTTTTCCTAAATCTCTTTCTGCCTCTATCCAATCTGAATAATCAGGTGAAACTCCCTCTCTTACTCTTCTCGCTAAATCTCTTTCTGCTTCTATCCAATCTGAATAATCGGGGGTCTCCCCTTCTTGAGAAACTCCATTGAGAGCCACTCCAGCCAGTAAAGCTTCAACCAGTGAGCGAGCATCTGATGGGACATCAAAACCCGGGTCAACATTTTCCATACCGCTCTCTACATAAAAACGCGGGTCTATATCTTTATATTTATCTTTCATATAAAAACCCGGGTCTACCTGTCCACCTTGCTGATAATGCGGGGGTCGTGCTTTTTGCAGGGAACTAGCTACAGTAGCGGAGGCAATCAGCTTATCAATGGCGCTATGAGCTCCGCCAGCATCATTTAATACTTCGAGGTTATCAACACCAAGGGCATTGACTGCCTTTCTATTTATTACGAATTCGCCGGGCTCTAACATGGCTGGCACCACATCACCCATAGCCTGTCTACGGAAATTAGGCAGGTTTGGCATTAGATTGTATTATTGTACATTTGTCAAAAGCGAGGAATTGTAGTTAAACTACATCAAATAATATTACCACATAATATTATATAGATGCAAGTCTTTTTTAAATTATTTTAATAACGGGCTCCGGTTAACCAGTTGTATAGTTTTTTATCGGTACTTTTCTTTGTCTTTCTTTTATGACTTTTAAAGTCATCGGTTGACATTTTGGTTGACTTCGGGGCTCTGGCAAAATAGTCAGCATAATAAAGAGCATCCATGAGGTCATCGTTACGAGGCTTGGGGTGTTCAAAGAATTCATCCACTAATTCAGTCATTTCTCTTTTTATGTAAAGCTTCTTACTGTTTACTATCGGCCCTAGTGTTGTTTCAAGCCTATCTTCCTTCTTTATCCTAGCCGGCGGCTTGACACCTTTAAATAATCCGGGGGTTAATCTCTTTTCATTGGCAGACATGCGGGTAACCATATCCCTGACCATCTCCTGTGCCGCAACTGTTTCTATGGTTACGCGCCTTACAGGGGCATACTTCTTGGCGATATCCACTATTTTCTGAGGAACATCGAATGTCGGTATGCGTTCCCTGAAATATTCCAGCACATAACGGTTACTGCTTGAATCTATACCCATAACCATTATAACCTGATAATCAGATGTAGCTGTAGCTGTGGCTGCCAAGTCAACACCAATGTAAATATTAATGGGGGTTATAGTTTCATTATCTACAATGTAATTAAAACCGTTCATTAGCTTACGCTCTCCATTGTAATGCTGAATACGGTCAATCTTAAAAGCAGCGTTAGTTATATCCCGAGCGTCATTCATATACTCCTGAGCAAACTTATTCACTAAACCAGCTTCAATAAACTCCCGTTTCTTGTTTTTAAGCTTTTTAAGTGAAAACTGCTCGGGCCAAACGGACTTGCCCTCTTCTATAGCCCTGTGGAATATAACGTCCCAAGGATATGAACGCTTATTTTCCATGGCTTTCTTATACCCATCATAAGTCATCTGTAGAAAACTGTCATAATGGACAATAGTACCGGCTAACCATATCCAGCCTTCATTGCCCGGAGTTTCCTCAAGGGCGGGATATATTGTAGAAACCACCCACTTTTTGATTTCCCGGCGGCGTTCAGGGGTTTTAGTGTTTAATTCAGATTCAAAGTCATCAAGGATGATACCGGTATAACGCACATCTACCTCGGCCCTTCCTCGAAGTCTCTGGCTGGTACCTTTGGCAATTACCCGGTCACCCTTGGGTGTTACTAAATCCTTCTCCGTCCAACGCTTTCCGAAGCTGCCGCCATCCATATTACCAAAATAGTACTTTATCATTTTATTATCCTCAAAATGACTGCGCAGGTACTTCAGGTGGTCGATAGCCTGTCCCTGTTCTTCTGATACCCACGCTATGAAATTCTGGCTGTCATCGGGAGAAAAACATAATTTATGCAGAATAGCAGCTTTGGAGAGTATTGATTTCCCAAAACCACGGGGGAGGATGATGCAGATACGCTGTCCGGGTCTTGTAGATATGAGCTTTTTTGATACTATGTAATGACAATCGGGAGTAGATGATTTAAGTAAAAAATCGCGAGGCAGGAAAGCTCGGCCAAAGAAAACTAAATCTTTGTATGACTTGGCTAGGATATCATCCCGCCTCGCCATTTCTTCAGGAGCTGGTATTATATTGAAGCTCTCTAGCTCTTTTTCGGGCTTTATAAGCTTCTCTTTTTCTTTTTTTATTTTCTTCGGCAAGTCGTCTTTTTAACCTTTTCCTATCTTTCGCCTTACTATTTGGCATTCTTTGATAGATTGCTAATTGAAGCGTATGATATCAGCCTGTCAATAGCTGAATGTGCGTTCTCCACTATCCCACTACTGTCAAAAGGGATACTGACACCAACATTCCAATAATCAGTCGGGCGGCCAAGGTTCTTATAACTGCCACCTATACCATATTTTCCAAGAGGTAACTCAAACCTACCCCGTTCAAACGCAGATAAGCGGTTTCCCGGGGCAAGTTTCAAACCCATTAATCCATATAAGCCCTTCGCGAGATTTGTAGCGTTGGTATCTTTGGGACGTTGCTCGATGGCACCAACGGAAAACCGTGTACTTGGGTCTGGATATCCGCGGAATGGTATTCTAGGTTTAATGTTTGAAGGCATAAGCTATGATTTTCTAAGTCTGCCTTTTCCACGGCGTTTAATGCCCAGTAATTTATTGGTAGACCGTTTTAAGTCCCGGGCGGTATCCCTGCCCACTAAAACGGTGGTTACTATGTTTACAGCCTTGTTAAACTTACGTAATCCTATCATTTTTTTATTTTCCTTTACGTTTGCGTTTATAGCCCCTCATGGACAAGTCTTAAAACCCTTGAACTAATTCGGCAGGAGTGTTTTGATTTTAATGGTATATAAACACCCACCCCAGTAATACGAACAAGGATATTCCCAGTAGTTATTAACTTTTGCTATTACCATCTTTAGGCGCTTCTATCATACCCGTTTCTAAACCCTTCAGCTGTTCTTTCGAAAAACCGGTGAATTCCTGAAACATGGCAATTGTATCCGTTTTCTTCTCGGTTGATAATAAACCGGCTATCTTCATCAATGTCTCAATAGCACGAAGCTTGTCAGAATCGCGAGAACCGGTCTTATCAACGATTGTCTTCGCCGCTTCCAGTAAATATACCTTGGTAATGCCAATATCATCCAGAAGTAACTCAATCTCTTTGTTTATCAATGTTCTTATCCTCTTTTGTCTTAAAAATAGCTTTGAACGCTTTATAGCGTAATCCTTGGAGTTCGTGGGAAACGCGCGCATGTATGCCTGCGGCGGTTCCATGCCGCTGGCAACAAGCTTTGCGAACATGCGTTCACGGTGAGTAAGATACTGCTTGTTACCCCTCCCACCTCCAAATGTGTAAATGTTCTTCGGCGGGCCACCTTCTAACTTGTAATCCTTGGTAACATAGTATGTTCCAAGTAAAGTCCGCACATATGGCGTCTTTTTATTGTATTGAGTACTCTTTATTACCGCCCGCTTTAAAATACCTAATACCTGTCCATCATCTGTTAAAGCCCAATCCCCCTCTTTAGCACTCCGCCAATCTGAACAAACACTGCCAGCACCCTCATGCTCCTTGAATTCGTCAATATTATTGTATATCCGGTGCTCTGTATCCTTTATCGTCTTTGTATACAAATTAGGCCACTCCGCCTATAGGTAGAAAATCAAGATAAGTTAATAAATCCGGGGACTCAATATCATCAACTAACATCAATATCTCGGATATGAATACAAAATCGCCGGTATCTCTGAACTTCTCAGCTAAAACCTTTAATAACTCAATCTGGTCTCCAAGTGTGAACCCTATATCATCTAAATAGTAATCCATACCCCTAAATTAATATAAAAGTATAATACGATTCAATCCCTATTATTAAAAATAAATTATATTTTACTTGACAAATAAACTATACTATAATAAATTCAACCGCCCGAAAGGGCGATAATATAATAATTACTATCTATTACTATAGTATTACTATATTACTATTATAGTACTATATTAATATATTACTACTATATTACTATTCCACATACTATACTATATTACTACTATACTACTATATTACTATAGTATAATATATTACCCGCGATAAAAAAAAGAAGCAAATCCTGAAAAAATTGAAAATAATATATAATTATGGGTGCGTCTCTTTTATTTATCTGGTACCTCCCCCTATAGCCAATTCAGGTTGAGTTTTCTAGGTTGAAAAAGTGCTTTTCAGTTGGCGCAGGTTGAGCGGTTGAGCAATTGAACAGCCCTCAAACGCTGTTTCAATTGCGCTCTCATTCTATTATTTATCGTCGGTAGGGAACTTTTATAGATT